CATCTGGGACAGTTCCCACGCCTGCTGCTCCCATCCCCGGTCAAACAACAGCGGCTGGGACTACTGGTGGATTCTTAACTGGCACCGCCGCGCTTCAAACTCTCCCCTTCAACGGTCAAACAAGCGGCATGCTTCAAACACTGCCTTTCAATGGAGAGAGCGGATTCTTGTCTTCTCTTGGAATTGATAGCGATGCACTGTCTACGTCAATAACAGACAGCGCCAATGCCTATTCTGAGCAGCTAAGCAAGGTGGACGCTTCCGTATTTGAAAGCGCAAATGCTCTTGGTACGGCCGGTACAGAATTAGGAAAAGAAGGAGCTGCTGGCAAGAAGTGGCACGAAAGTCTTGGGCAGGCAGTTGGCGGGCTCGGCATGGCTGCCGGTGCTGTCATGGGCATTGTGGCAGGCATCAATCAAATTAAAGAAGGTGGCACTTCTAACGTGCTAGGTGGTATCGGCATGATTGCTTCCATGGCTGGTAGTTTGCTTGGAAGCTTTGGAGGCCTGTTCGGCGGAGGCGGAGGAGCGAGCAGTATTGTTAAAGGCGTAGACATGCCAGTTTCTCAAATGCCGGCCGGCATGGCGTTTGCAAATGGTGGCATCGCTTTTGGTGGATTCCGTGCCTTTGCCAATGGCGGCACAGTAAGCGGCCCAACTCTGGGGCTGATTGGCGAAGGCAAGTACAACGAAGCAGTTGTGCCCCTCCCTGATGGGCGTTCCATCCCCGTGTCACTTGGTGGGCGCTCCGCTCGCGATCTCATGGGAGGCGGCGCTCCTGGTATGCCTCAGGCGCCCTCTCTAAGTATGAAATTCGAGACGACCAAGATCAATGGCGTAGAGTATGTAAGCCGCGAGCAGTTAGAAATGGCAATGGCCGAAACACGTCGTGCTTCTATTGCAGGCGGCGCCGCCAGAGGCATGAGCATGACGTTAGATAAGATACAACAAAGCCCCTCCACTCGCTCTCGCATTGGTATGCGCTAATGACAGCTTTTCCTTCCATCAGACCCACTGGGCGCTCTTACGCGCCTGGACAATTCCCCACCAAGATCTATCGAGGACTTTCTGGTGCCACTGTAAAGCGCATCTTTGGCAATCGCTCATTTGGTCATTCCATCGAATTAGAGTTTGCCAACATCACCGATGCCAATGTAAAACTTATTCTCGATCATTACTATGCGCGAGGCGGAAATTATACGCGCTTTGCATTGCCAAATGAAATTTTCTCTGGCATGAGCACCAGCCTTCGCGGCGTTGTGCAGGCGCCGACAAATATTCTCTGGGAATATGCCCAGCCTCCACAAGTTGAAAGTGTGCTTAATGAAAGAAGCACTGTTACAGTGAGCCTGATTGGCGAGCTTGATTATTCCGGGGCCTGATTACAATGATGCCAACAATTCGAGTGGCGCATTTTGCGTTCATTCAAACAGCAAACGGACGCTCGCACTACTATCAGAACTATTTCTTTGGCAAAGATTTGACTGCCGTAGCGATTCCCGGTAGTGCTTCTCCTTTGTATCGTCATGCGCCATTTCAAGCACAGGGTTCCACTGCTGCACTGGGAGGAGATAATCCTGCTTTGCAGCTTTTGTTTCCACATTCTCCTTTTGCCATTGCAATGGTGGAAGACGGAGAAGGCAATAGGCTTAGCACTCTGGAGCTTAAGACTGTTTGGATGGCAAACAGTGGAGACTTGACGAACTATGCAGCTTATACAGTGACCAGCCAATACGTGGAATACTACGTTGGCGTGGGCGCTGCATTTAGTGACACTACAATTGAACTACGTTTTAGAAGTGCGATGGATAGCGTGGGTGCTGTTTTTCCAGGGCAGCAATTATCTAGACAAAATGCAGGCATTCTTCCATTGAACTCTGATTTGATCCTGCAATGATCAATGATCTAATTGGCCTGTCTTATGAGCGACGTGCTCGTCCTGCAGATGGCCATGGCAAAAGTGATTGCTTTATGCTTGTTTGTGAAGCACGAAGACGACTAGGGCTTCATGATTACGAGGAGGATTTTCAATGGGCGTATGATCAATATGATGCAGGCAATCTTCCAATGCCTCGCATTATGCGATGGTTATTGACTAATGGAAAGAAGACCAAGGAATTAACCGATGGCAATGTAGCAATAATGAAGAATCTTAGTGGTGAGTTGGCAGTGGGAGTAGTTTATGATAGGGGGATACTTATCATTGCAAAAGGAGCAAGGTCGTTCTGGGTGGCCGAACCATCTCTTTCTGCGATCAAGCTATTTGCAATGCTGCCTGATATTAAGTGATGAGACGCCTTCTTCCTTACGAACGTGCCTTGATTGATACTCTTGGCATTACAGAAGAAGATTATTTTCGCTTCATTGCCTATCAGGAGCAATATAAGGACATTAAGGATGGCAGTGTTTTAGATATTCGCAATGGCTTGGAAACTGGTACTGTTGCTCTAATTCTTTCCATCGTAGGAACGCTTGCATCGGTGGCATCTGCGCTATTAATGCCGCGTCCGCAAATTTCTCAAGACGCAAGGGCAGGTGTTGGTCGCAGAGAGCGTAGATACAGCCCCAGGTTTGGTTTTGATAGCGCTCAAGACTTAGCGCAATATGGCGATCCTGTTAATTTGGTTTACACGGACATTGACGCCAATCCTGATGGTGGAGTGAGAGTGGCTTCGTCGTTGCTATGGTCAGCCGTACATAGCTATGGAGGCAAGCAATACATGCAGATGCTTGCAACCATTGGCAGTTCCAATATTACAGAAATTGCTCCTAGTCGTACTGCTTTTGGGCAGGTGCCACTTAGGCAATTTGTCAATGCTGGCAATTGGTTGTATTTCCGCAATGGCGGTTCTGTTACTTTCGATAATCTTCTGAGGCCAGCAGGCGATACGTCTGATCCATCTCGCGTAGGCAGGGCCGGTGGTGAACTTGCGTATCGTCCTTACATTGTTCCCACTGAATCGTTTAGTGGCTTTAGCCAAGCCTTTTCTCCTTCATCGTTTTCTGAATTTGGCATTACTAGCCCCATTCCAATCAATGTAAATATTTTCGAGCGGGAAGACGATGGCTCCCCGAAAGGCAGTCCTAATCGTATTGAGATGGAAGATAAGGGCATTTATTGGCCGGGCACATACGGCAGCGCTCGCACGCGATTTCCCGTTGGGCAGCAACTAAAGCTGCACATTGCAAAAACTGATGGCAAAGGAGACTTGGCGGAAAAAGCAGCAGAGGAAGATCGCTTAGTTGCTGCTTCTTCTATTGATGGTGCCAGTATTTATAAACTTGGCAGTGCTAAGTTTAAAGTGGTTGGCATGAGCGGAAGCGAGGATTTAAATAATTCCGCTTTAAATGTCACTTTACAATGCACTGAAAGCGGTTTTGGCCCAGAAGAAGATTACAGCACTAGCAGTACGCTACAGCAAGAAGATGAACTTAGTTCCAGTGTTCCTGCATTAAAAGCGGAAAGGGAGCGACTAGCTACGCTGCTCAATCCAACAATCACTGTACAAAATCTAACAGCAGCACAGCAATCTGCGTTCAACCGGTTCAATTCATATTACAACCAGCTAGAAATGCTGCTTGATGATATGATCATGTATAAGCGGATTAATAAATCCAACAGGGCAGAATTAGATGAGTTTATACTAACAAATGAGAGTTTATTTTCAGACAGAGGAATACAACTAGCCAATCAAATTGGCACACAAGAAAATAGACTTGAAGAACTTCGGGAAGACATCACTGAAATCAGAAAAACAAATCAATCCGATAGAGATAAAGATAGATTAATCGCAGCAAAGCGTGTAACTATCTCCGAAGTTAAGGTTAGTCTGCGCAATAACCGTTCCAGATTGCAAAGACTGATAGAACAAGATCAGTTTGCAGATCAAAAATTATTTAATTATCTTTCTGAACTTGAAAGTGTTGTTAATGATATTCAGAGAAGCTTTTCTAAAGTGGCTGGTTTTCAAGTGGTTAATAATACCGACCTTGCACCCATCGTCAGCAATAGAAGGGGGAAAGGCACACTGGGTGCCCGAGAAGAAAGGCAGATCTTGCGAGCAGTGCGCAACACGATGCGAGAAGTTGAGAATCGAATTGCGTCTCTAGTTCAAATTGACCAGCCGGCAATTGATAGGTTTAACGCTGATATAAATCGGCAAATTCAAGCTATAGATGCACAAATTGCTGCGATTAAAGCTACGCTTGCAAGCCCAGAAGGGCTTAATGATTTCTTGGTTACAAAATGCCTAACAAAAATCCAAGAGGCTTCATATGAAACTGTATCTGCTTGCAAAGTAGTCAACTTCGCCATTCGCGGTAAAGTGTTTATGCGTATACAAGGAAGACAAAAGCAATATGGGGACGTAACAGTCAATAACTATAGGCAGTCCGACAATGGACTAAAGCACCGCAGTGCTTTCTTCTTAATGTTTGTGAAAGAAGTTGCTTCTTCTGACTGGTCCCTGGTGCCACGTATTTTTGTTTTACGGCGAGCCGCTGATAACGACTTTTTCTTTCCATTGTATTTTGAAGCACCTGACTCCTCTAAGCGTTGGGCCTTTAGGTTTGAGCCGGTCTTTGATACGCCTTCTGAAATGAGAAAGCACGGAACTCTTCCTTTCGTCTATTTGTCTGCTGGTCAAACAGTAGAAAATATTTCTACGCTTGACATTCCAGGTGGCATTGGAAAGGTGAAATTCTATGGCAGCAATAGACAGCCCGCTGCCAGTAATCTTCCTCCTCGCAATAAAAGTCCTTTTGCTATTGATGAATGGTGTCTTTATCCTCCATCGTTAATTACTGATAGTGATACAACGACAGGCGCGAAAGAAGTGATTAAAGCATGTTCATCTGATGCCAATATTTCTTTTTCGTTTGAAAGTGGTCCTGAGTTTGAAATTACGGCAGTAACTGAACAGCAACAAGATTTAAATTATGACGTAAATTTTCCTGCCATTTATCAAGACCTCACTCTGATTGGTTTTAATTGCTTTAGCGGCCAAGGCGTGCGCAGTCTGCGCTCATTGAGCGCATTTGTCCTCAAAGGCAAGCGTGTTAGGAGAATCAATGAAAGCACTGGCGCTTACCCTGCTAGCCCCGATGGTCCCAGCAATTTCGCTTCGGACATTTTTCTTGATACTCTTCTCGATCCCAAGAATGGCATTGGCAAGTTTGCAAATATCAATGGAGTGGATCTGCAAAAGCTTGCATTTGCCAAGACAATGAATAGAACGATGGGATACTACATGGATGGAGTGATTGCTGATGTTACATCGTGGCGTGAATTCTGGGCCGAGACAGCTCCTTACTGCATGCTGGAACTAGCCCGAATTGGTGGACGCGATACGCTTATTCCTGCATTGCCAACTGATAACACGGGACGTATCAACAGAGCGGTGACAATTAGTGCATTGTTTAATCAGGGCAACATTCTGGAAGATAGTTATAAGGAAGAGTTTTTGGACTATGGAGATTCAACGCAGGACTTAGTGGCCACTGTCATCTATCGCGCTCCTGAAAGAGATGGCGTGTTCCCTAAGAATACAAGCCTCGTAGTATCGCTGTCCGATGTAAATGATGCCGATGCGCGTAGGGCTACGTTTGATTTGTCTCAGTTCGTCACGTCTCGCACGCAGGCATTGCACTACGGAATGCTGATGTGCATGCAAAGGCGGCATGTTAGAAGGGCCGTGGAATTCCAAACTTTTCCAACGGAAGCACCAGTGCAGCCCGGTTCCTATATTTACGTACAAACAGACGAGAATCGCTGGGACAATATTAGCAGTGGCATCATTGAAGCAGGAGGGGTGTTAAATGCGCCCATTTCGGAAAGCCCTATTAATGGAACGTTTTCTGTTTTGGTTTACGACGGAGCATCAACCACTGCTCGTCTCACTTCCATTGCTGTTTCCAATGGTAAAGCGCCTGCGTTGGCTCAATACAAGGGATGGTTATTTGTATTAGGCTCATTGCTCACTCAAAAGCGCGTATTTCGCGTGACTGAAGTGGAGATGAGCGAAGAAGGAGAAGTGACTATCAAGGCAACGGAGCATCCATGCGAAGAATCCAATGGCCAGACCAGATCATTAATTGCACGACAAGATCCAAGCCTATTCAAGATCATCGGTTAAGCAATTAGAATTTTGCTAGTATTAAAACAAAAGCTTTAGAGCAATGCCTTTTTATACTGGTCGCACTGGCAAACTGCGCCTTGGTGGAAACGAAGTTTCCAAGGTAAGGAATTGGACTCTCGATACGTCCGTTAATATGCTGGACACCACATCCCTTGGTGATACAGCCAATACTTTCACGCCTGGTCTGTTTAGCGCCACTGGTAGTGCTTCGCTGTCATATTACAATGATGCCGCCACCCCCACTGATACTACTAATCTTCTGGAAAGAATCGCAAAGACTGGTGCTATTACCGATTCCGACCGAGTGAGCCTTACGTTTGAAGTGGGCACTGGTCAAACATTTACTGGCAATGCTTTTATCAATAGTGCCAGCATTTCTTCCACTACCGACGAGCTGACTACTGTTTCGTTTAATTTCACCATTGACGGCCCCCTTACTTCCGTTGTACTAACTGGTACCACTTGATTCATCTTTACTTTCTTCGCTTGATTTAAAGCATGGGTACAATGGAATAACCGAGCGCTGAGGCGAGATGACATTTTTTGTTGGCCATACAGGCACCATTAAGCTTCAGCGAGGAGGGGGAGACGATTTTGCGGCGAGCGTG